GGTTGACCCACGCCCTAGGGGAGTCAGAGGAAATGCAAAAGGCACTTCAAAACTTTGAAGCCAAGACACCTACCAAGCCAAAGGAAAGTGGCCTCGGTCAACGCACAAAGAAACGACTTGGCACTGACTGATATATTATAGGGTATGAGTAGGTCAAAGGAAATCAAGAAACTGGATGCGGTCTTCAGCAAGTGGGTGCGTCGCAAGTACGCAGACAAGTCAGGTCTCGTGGAGTGCTTCACTTGTCGCCAAAAAAAAAGAATAGAGGATATTCACTGCGGCCACTTCATGAGTCGGGCGTGTTATTCTACGCGGTGGTTGCATGACCCCGACAACGGAATGGTCAACACAATGCCCCAATGCCCCCGATGTAACTTGTTCGATAGCAACCAAAATTACGTTTACAGTAGGAGACTAGACGAGGTGTTTGGTGAAGGCACGGCCGAAAAAGTTTATCTTGCATCCAAGCAATCTAGTAAGTACACAATCGTGGACATCGTCTCCCTTCGTAAACACTACGAAAAACTTTTGAATGACCTGTGACCCCCTGCCTTTCAAAGTTTCTCAGTGACAACTACGACTACCTTTCACGACTTTGTTGTGGTTACGTTGGCGACGAACTCGGTGACGACCTTATGCACGACCTATGCGTGAACGTACTGGAAAACAACAAGGACAAGTTCAGCGAGTTGTGCGAACGTGGGGAGTTGATGTACTACCTACTCGGAATCATTCGCATCAACGCCTTCAGTAAGACCGCAAGATTCTACTACAAGTACAAGAAACACAAGGAACACGAACAAGTCATAGACTTCCACAACCTGCCAAGGATTAAGGCCGACCCCATCGACGACGAAGTCATAAGGAAAAAACTTGCCGAGGCAAGTGAACTACTTGAGGGGTTGTCATGGTTCGATTCCGAGGTGTTCAAAATTTACTATCTTCATTCTCACTCCCTGAAAACTTTAAGCGATGCAACAGGAATCAGTAGAACAACAATCAACCAAGCCCTCCACCGAGCAAGGAGGCACGTCAAAAGCAAAAAAGAAAGCAACGCCAAAGCCGCGCAAGAAGACCGTCAAGAAGTCTGAAGGGTTGGGCGATACCATTGCCAAGGTAACCGAGGCGACAGGCATCGACAAGGTAGTCAAGGCAGTAGTGGGCGATGACTGTGGGTGTGAGGAACGTCGCAAGAAACTGAACTCTATCTTTCCTTATGCCAAGCCCATGACTAAGGACGACAAAGAGACCTTCGAGACGGTGTTGATTCCTGCATTCAAAAGGTCACGGTTCACAGTCAAGGAACAAAACGTCATGAATGGTATCTACTCGCGGGTGTTTGGGAAGATGAATACCCCAACCAGTTGCGGGTCGTGCGTCCTTCAGTGGTATCGCAAACTGAATAAGGCATACGAGAACTACTGCGAGAATGAATCTTAAAGTATTCCACGCGGCAATCCTTGACGGCTATCAAAGGCGCAAGGACAAGTCGGTGAGTATTCGATTCGTAACGCAGGAACTGACAACAAACGAGGTGGCGGAAATTGACCGATGCCTTGACACCTTCGGAGTTCTATACTACCGAGGAACTGAGTCAGTCAACAAAGAGGAAATCGCAGAACTGGACGCGATAGAACTAGACCTGTACGACGAACCCAAGACGCAAAGCCAAAGACTACGGAACGTCCTATACAAAGTCCACCAGCAGTCAGAAAGCAAAGCCGACTGGAAAGAGTTTTACAAGGTAGAAACTGAGAAAATAATCCAACACTACAAGAACAAACTAGATGAGTAAAGAAAGCGTAAAGACATTCCTTGAACTCGTGCGGACGGGTGAACTCAAAACCAAGACCCACCGACTGTACGTCTTCCTCAGTGGCAAACGGATGTCACTACAAGACCTTCGTGCTACGGCAGGGTTGCCACACCAAACACTTACCAGTGCCTTGTCAAGGTTGATGGATATGGGGGTAGTCATGCAAGACGACAAAGGCAACTTCTATCACACCCCAAAAGAACAGCACGCCTTCCAAGCCATGCTAAGAGAACAGGCGAGGTACAACAGGTGGGTAAAGAAGGGACACGAGAACGGTTGGTTTCAACCCAACGGAACACCTAAGCCCCCACAACCTAGGAGGGTTGTGCTTTGCAAGCAGTTGAGTATCTTAGACCAGTTAAAATAACACTGGAAAACGTGGCATTCAAAAAAGGCAATACCCACGGCAAAGGCCGACCCAAGGGGGCAAGTAACAAAGTCACCAAGGAAGCGCGTGACCTGTTCGTAAAGATTATGAATGGGGAGGTAGGCCATATTGAGGACGCACTGGACGCACTTCGCAGTGAGTCAAGCGAGAAGTACCTCAAGGCATTGTCAAGTCTCTTTCCTTACTTCATGCCCAAGCAACAGGAACTGAGTGTGACAACCGACATCACCCCCTCGACCCCGTCGTGGTTTGACGACGTGCTAGAACGCACCGACCAAAAGGAATCGAACTTTGGTAAGGAGGAGTGAAACAACCCAAGACCTACTACGACCTCAAGGGATGCAAGGCACGAATTTCCGTACACCAAGGGGGTTCGCGTAGTGGCAAAACCTACAGTACGATTCAGGTTTTGGTGGAGTGGTGTGCCTCCAACCCCGATGCAGGTGCAGTCATTTCCATTGTCAGAAAGTCCTTTCCTTCCTTGCGTGGTTCAGTCCTGCGTGACTTCATAGAAATCTTGCAGACGCAGGGTTGGTATTCTGAATCGTTCCACAACAAGACCGAGCAGACCTACACCCTGTTCGGCAACCTCATTGAGTTTATATCAACTTCCGAGGGCGACCGCATCCGTGGCCGTAAACGCCATATTTGCTACATCAACGAGTGCAACGAGTTGTCAAAGGATGAGTACCTTCAGTTGGCAATGCGGACGACTCACAAAATGATAATCGACTACAACCCGTCGATGGAATATTCGTACATCTACGACGACATTATTCCTCGTGAGGACTGCAACTTCTACGTCTCGACCTACAAGGACAACCCGTTTCTGAATGCCGAAACGATACGGGAAATCGAACACCTACAAGAAACGGACGAGAACTATTGGAGGGTGTTCGGCTTGGGGCAAAGGGGCATAAGTAGGGACACTATCTTCATCACACACACCTACACCCAACGACCCAACGCGGCCAAACTCGTAGCGTATGGCCTTGACTTTGGGTACGCCACCGACCCGACTGCCTTGGTTGCCGTGTACCTCCTAGGCGACCGCACGGGAGACATCTACATCGAGCAACTGTTATACACTGGGGGACTCACGAACCAAGACATTGCCCACGAGATGAGGACGCTTGGCATCACACGCCACGACACTATCATTGCCGACAGTGCCGAACCAAAGAGTATCGAGGAACTCAGGCGCGAGGGGTTCAACGTCAAGCCAGCAAAGAAGGGCGCGGACTCCATACGCATAGGCATCGACCTCATGAGAAGGCGCAAACTCTACGTCCACGCCAACAGTCTAGACCTGCAAAAGGAGTTCAGGAACTACAAGTGGAAAACCGACCGCGACGGAAGACTACTCCCCGTCCCTGAGAGTATGTTTGACCACGGTGTCGATGCGGTTAGGTACGTCTGCCTGAACAAGTTGGGCAACAAAACAGGACAATACTTCATTAGTTGAAAAAGAACGTAACCATACCAACCAAGTGGGAAGACGTGACAGTGCGTCAATTCCAACTCTATTCGGCCTCCATCAAGATAGCCGACACCGACGAACAAAAGATGCGTGTAGCCCTGCACACCCTTTGCGGAATGTCGGACAAGGAAATCAAAGGGATGTCAGTCAAGGACGCTCATGCCATGATTGGTCGCCTTGCCTTCCTTAGTGAAGACCCCAAGGGCGACGAGGTGTTGGTGCAGAAATTTACCCTTGAAGGTGTCGAGTACGGATTCATTCCAAACTGGACGCAGTTGACGCTAGGTGAGTACATCGACCTTGAAACCTACACTTCGTCGGGCAAGATGACCGAACACCTCCACGAAGCGTTGGGGTTGATGTATCGACCTATCACTTCAACGGCCTTGCACCAATACGAAATCGAACCCTATGAGGTAGATGACAGGCGCAACAAGTTGATGCTTGACGTGCCTATGAATATCGCAGTTGGGGCTATGGTTTTTTTTTACACTATCGGACGAGCGTTCGCGACCGATATGCGGTCTTATTTGAACCGACTGAAGGAGGCGGAACTAGCGAGGCGTTCAGGACTAAATGGGGCTGGTATCGAATAATTTACTCACTCGCCAACGGTGACGCACTGCGAATCGACTCGGTGACTCGTATATTATTAGATGAGGCGTTTACATTCCTCGCCTATCAAATCGACCTCAAACTTCAGGAAAGTATCAAACTGAATGCAAAGCACAAAAGACATTGACAAGGTGTTCCGCGACATTGTGGACGCACACCACGTCCTTCAGTCCTTCTATACCATTAGCACAAAGGACATCGACATCGACAAGTTGACGGTGGACAAGTACCCTCTTTTGTACGCGAACTGCAACAGTGTAAGGATTGACACGAGTACCCTTGAGTTCACCTACGAAGTCATTGTGGGTGACCTTGTAATTGAGGACACGGAAACCGAACTCGTTGACGTGTACAACGAGACCCTTCATCTACTTCAGGATGTCATTGCCCAGTTTGAATTGAGCGTGTCCAACGTCGCTTCAGCACAAAGCAACAAGGACTGGTCATTCACCCTGCCTGTAAACTGCACCCCGTTCACGAGCAGGTTCGACAACCTTCTAACGGGTTGGTCAACGACATTCACTATCGTAGTTCCGAACCCTGTAAACCTGTGTGACGCACTCTATTGATGTCGTTGTTTTTCTCCATACGACTAAAGGAGGACAACGTTGATGTCTCCCTAATTGGTGTTGCCCAAGTCATGCGCGACTTCGGAAACCAAGTGGACACCTACGCACGGGTTATCCTTGAACAAGAAGGCAAGAACGCGACGGGCAACTTGTCGAACTCCATTAGGCACGAGGTGTCCATGCGTGGCGACAATATCGTAGTGACGTGGCCTACCCTCGCCTTCTATGCAGACTTCGTCGAGCGAGGTGTGCAGGGGTCTTTGTCTTCATCACTTGCCCCCAATAGCCCCTACAAGTTTGGGACGGGGTCGGGCGAGGTGGGAGGTCTAAAACCTGCCATCCGCAAGTGGATTGATGACAAGCCCGTGAAGCAATGGCAGGACTTGAAGACAGGCCGTTTCATGAGTTACGAATCAATGTCGCGCCTTATCAGTCGGAAGGTGTATCTTCATGGTATCGCACCGACTCCTTTCCTGCGACCTGCCATGCGTGAGGTTTACAACAAGTACAAAGAGCGATTGGAGGAAGCGTTTGCTGGTGACCTCAGCGTGGCGATAGGCCGATGGATTGAAACACAACGCGATGCGTTAACCCTAAAAATCAAACTATGAGTGCCTTTATGAGACAGGGTCTTGACACGACCGAGGCAGTGTTGGGCATCTTCGACCCCGTTCCAGTGGTGTTGTACGACCACGACGTTGCCACGCGATTCAACTACCGATACATCGTTCGCGTTGCTAGATACAACGCAGGGTGGGAAACTATCGCTACGCTCAAGCGCATTCCGAACACCGAGGGATGCGGTGTGTACGACCTTTCACAACTACTGCGCGGGTCATTGGAGGTGACCGACCCAAGCAACGACGCAAACGACACGGCCACCAACCCTTGCAGTTTTGCCAACAACGCGGAAGTGTTTAGGATTAGGATAGGTTCGGAGTACGCTACGACCGAGGGCGGGACAATCTCGGAGGACATGACGGATTTCTACTACATCAGCGCAATCGCAGGTCGATTCTTGACCGAGTTTGACGAGTGGGGAGGGGGTCAAATCTCAAGCAACTACGTCCTGAAAGTGTCGGGGTCGAATAAAAAACTACTCACTGAAAGGTCGGTGGGTTGGTTTCAATTTGGTGCTGGAAGGTACGAGGGGTACGTTGTGCGGATTCCTCGCAGGGACATCAAGTTTTCCTTCACGTTCCTTTCCACCGACATCACTCCACCTTGGGACACGGAACGCGCTAAACTCTATGTGGCTATCGCAGACGAGAACGGGTTGATTGCTTCAGACACTTTGCTTTTGCCCGTGTTCCAAGCAATCGACAACACGACATTCTACACTATGGATTTGGGTTCGGGGGGTGTGACTCGTGAATGCCATATTGGGTACGCGGATATTCAGACTTACTCGTGGGCATCGAACATCAACAACAACTCGACGTGGACGACTCTATATGCAGAACTTCGTAGGAATACGGATAACAAGGCCATTAGCAAGCCAGTCATGCTTAAACTCGACCCGTGCGGACAAGACGGGGTACAGTTCAAATTCATGAATAGACTGGGGGGTTATGACTACGTCTTTTGCTACGGCCACACACAAATGAGTATTGACTACACCCGTGAGACCTATGCCACGGGAACGGGTAATTGGCACACGGCCGACGGGATAACAGAGTTGATGCAAGTCCAAGACCCAAACAAAAGGCAGACTAAGTCGAACGTGACGCAAGAAAAACGGAAGTACACGGCACACACGGGTATCATTCCTGCCAACGAAAACGACTTAATCATGGCATTGCTAGGTAGCAAGCGGGTGTACGCGACTCGTTTCGTTGCGCCTCTTACCGCGCCCGAAGTGGACTACTACCCTGTAGTCATCACTAATAGCAACGTCCGAGCAATGTATCAACAAACGGACAAGGTGTTGGAATACACCATTGAGTTCGAGTACGCGAACAAGCCAAGACCTATGGTGTAAATGCTTAGAGTTGTCCTCCATACCGATGCAGGTCTAGTTGACCTCGACACCAAAGAGGTGTCACTTCAAATCAACTTCAGTTCTACTGACATTACCAAACTAGGTAGCAACAAGTCAGCGCATAGTCTTGCGTTCAAGTTGCCGTTCTCCGACATCAACAACGAGGCACTAGGTTTCTTTGACCTTCTAGACAATAGTGCGGAAACACGTTTGCCTATCGACTGCGACATCTACGACGAAGATGCGTTGATTCTTGTGGGCATCCTTTCCATCCGTTCGTGCGACCTTCAGTCTCGCACCTACGATTGTGTAGTGTACGCAAAGGAGGCAACGGTGTGGCAACTACTGAAGACTAGCAAGTGGCAAGACGTGTTCACGAGTGACTCGGGTTATATGACCACGCTACTAGACCACAATCATAGTTCGGAGAACGTAGCTAAGAGTAACCTTCAGACCGACAACGATGTGACCGACGGGGGTGTAGGCGATGGAGTCATTTGGTACCCTTTGCAGTACACCGTGGCGCACAAGTCAGGTGAAGACCCAGCCCCACTTACCTCGTGGATGGCACTTTATTCTTGGCAACAATACAGGTATTACGCGAAGGACATTTTGCCAGCGATTCAAATTCAGTACCTATTGCAACAAGTTTTCCTGCATTGTGGGTACACCCTCGATACAACCGCTGGGGTATTTGACACCAACTTTTTGCAACTCAATAAGTT